ATGAATACAGCTATAACTTTTTCTAACGAGTCACCAAAAGTCTTTTTCAAAGATGGTCGCCTGGTTACCACCTCTCAAGCTGTTGCCGACTACTTCGATAAACAACATAAACACGTTTTAGCTAAGATTGACACACTCGACTGCTCTCCCGAATTTACATCAGCCAACTTTTCGGCCGATGTTCAGACTGTCGAAATTGGCAACGGCGCAGAACGTGAATCACGATGCTACCTGATCACAAAAGACGGCTTCATGTTCCTCGTAATGGGATTTACTGGCAAAAAAGCAGCCAGACTAAAAGAAGCTTACATTGAAAAATTTAACGCAATGGAAGAAGAACTCCACAAACGTCCTCCTGCAGCACAAAACTCCCCCGCCCCAAATAATGGATGCGCATTACTGATCCACTTCGATAAACACGGTCAGGTCGAGTTCACAGAAAAAGTCCCCGCCGATGCGATGGTATGCACGCTGGAACGGTTTAAATTTTATCTGGAGCAACATGGGTGGATCGTTGCCCGTAAAGAACAATTGGTGGAAAGGTTGATGCGGTTTTAATGAATGCAAAACCCCGGATGATCACCGGGGTTAATTTTATCGAGCGTGATTGCCGCTAATCGCCATCGCTCTGATTGAGCGTAAATCATTCAGGTTATTCAGTTCTTCCTTCTGCTCTCGCTGACGTCAATAAATCCCATCATTGCGATCAACCTCATCCTTAACCATTGATGCGAGCAGTTCTTCCAGTTTCTGCGCTGACAGCTTTACCTGGTGATCTTCAGCATCTTCCCGGGCTATTGTGGTTCGCGCAGTGGCTGATTTTGCTGACATCACCACAGGGGGCAGACGGACCATTGAACCATGGCCTCCGGAACAAATAAGGGCAAAAATAACAACCACTATCGAAAGCTCACAAACTAACCGCAGCACGTTCCTGCATACGACGTGTCTGCGGCATAATCCCAATGATTACTCCCTGACAGGATTTGCAGGCCACTCAATATCAGGTGCAGTTGATGTATCAACACGATTCAACAATACCCGATATTTATTCCATGCCTCCAGCAACGATCTTTCTTCCTCCGTTGCGATTTCCAGATCTACAGCATCCTGCAGTGGCGCAATATACTCACTGAATTCCTGGATGTAGAACTGTGTGGTGACGGTCTTCCAGCCATTCGGCTCCTGCTGTATCGAAGCATACCAGGCTATTTCAATATCGCTATGCTGCGGCAGCATTTAACCCCTTGTAATTCATCGCCATAATTGATTTAATTCACAAATAAAACTATAACATGGTGAAATTAATGAAAAAAAACACAGATGATGGGGCTAAAATTTACACACCACTTACCCTAAAGCTTTATGACTGGTGGGTTTTGGGAGTATCAAATCGGCTTGCATGGGGATGTCCTACAAAGGAACACCTTCTTCCACACTTTCTGGAACATTTAGGTAACAACCATCTGGATATTGGTGTTGGAACTGGGTTTTACCTTACTCACGTACCTGAGAGTAGTCTGATATCTTTAATGGATTTGAACGAAGCTAGCCTGAACGCGGCATCTACAAGGGCTGGGGAATCAAAAATTAAACATAAAATTAGCCATGATGTTTTTGAACCTTATCCCGCGGCGTTACATGGTCAATTTGATTCCATTTCCATGTTTTACCTTCTTCACTGCCTGCCTGGAAATATATCTACAAAAAGCTGTGTAATACGCAATGCGGCGCAGGCCTTAACTGACGATGGAACTCTATACGGAGCCACAATTCTTGGCGATGGAGTTGTGCACAATAGCTTCGGTCAAAAACTGATGCGCATTTACAATCAGAAAGGCATCTTTTCAAACACAAAAGATTCCGAAGAAGGCTTAACACATATACTCTCAGAGCATTTCGAGAATGTTAAAACCAAGGTTCAAGGTACTGTAGTAATGTTTTCCGCTTCAGGGAAAAAATAGCATCCAACCGCAGCACGTTCTTGCTTAAGACGTGCTGCGGCATAATCCCAATGATTACTCCCTGACAGGGTTCGTAGGCCACTCAATATCAGGTGCAGTTGATGTATCAACACGGTTCAGCAACACCCGATACTTTTTCCAGGCTTCCAGCAATGAGGTTTCTTCCTCCGTTGCAATTTCCAGATCTGCAGCATCCTGAAGCGGCGCAATATGCTCACTGGCTACCTGCATCAGGTTGTTTTTTGTTTCTTCCGCCTCCCGGATCCGGAACAGTTTTTCTGCTTCCGTATCCTTCACCCAGGCTGTGCCGTTCCACTTCTGAAACTCCCCTTCCGGCGATAACCAGGTAACATTTTCCGGTAACGGACCGAGTTCAGAAATAAATAACTCGTCCCCTGACGCTACGTCATAAACCGTTTTACCCCGATGGTCTTCAACGAGATGCCACGATGCCTCATCACTGTTGAAAACAGCCACAAAGCCAGCAGGAATATCTGGTGGTGCAATATCGGTACTGTTTGCTGGCAGACCTGTATGAGGCGGAATATATGCGTCACCTTCACCAATAAATTCATTAGTTCCGGCCAGCAGATTATAAATTTTTATGGTCCGTGCTTGTTCACTCATTCTGAATGCCATTATGCAAGCCTCACAATATAGTTAAATGCGATGTTTTTGACGGTGTTTTCCGCGTTACCCGCAGCGTTAACGGTGATGGTGTGTCCATGTGAACCAATCGCAACGGAGTGCGTATGCGCACCAATACCTACAGTATGTGCATGTGCGCCAGAACTTGCTGCAGTACCAGACAGCGAGTGGGTATGAGCACCTGCTGACTGTGTCTGAATACGTTGATAATACGATCTATAGGAAGAAGTCTCCGGGCTTACTTGATACTGTGAATTCTGGACATAAGTGAACCCACCGCCATCATAAAATGCTAACGCAGAACCGCCGCCTCCTGGCCAACGAATACCATTACCATGAGTATGAACACCGGCAGACCCCGTAGAGCCACTCAGACTGTGCGTATGCGCCCCGGTGTTATTCGTGGATTTAGTGCCGTAATCAAACGACGATGTGGTTTTCGTCCCCAAATCCGTACTGGATGCGCTGGCGCTGTGGGTGTGCGATTTAATGCCGTCCTGTTCCTGAGACAATACGGCCCGGCCACTGGCGGGTTTGCCCTTGATTGTCCAGCCGCGCATATCTGGAATAACACCTGAAGGATAGGCAATAGCCAGTTTCGGATATGCTGCCTTATCAAACGTCTGCCCCTGCATGATTGCATAACCTGCAGGTGGTGTATCTGATGGCCACGGCAGCGGAACACCTGGCGGAAACGCTTCAATATTTGCCGAGCCGTCAAATTTTACGCCGTTAATTGTCCTTGCAGTTTGCAATTTGGTTGCTGTGCTTGCATTACCCGATAAAGATCCAGTGATACCACCACTCGCGTTTAATTTAGTTGCAATTGTAACATTGCCAGTATGGTTACTAATTATAAACGGCCTTAAGCTATTGTGCGTACCAAGACTGTTACCCGAATCTGTCAACATAAAATATGTGTTTGATCCATCATTTCGGATAAAGAATCCATAGTTGCCATAGGCAATACGCAGACCATTTGCTGACCTTGAAATAACCTCACCAGCAGCAGTTAAACCACCTGAAAGAGTCCCTCCAGTTAATGCCAATGCCCCAATATTTGAAGGGGTCAATGTGATATTTGCACTACCATCAAATGACACACCGTTAATCGTTCTGGCTGCCTGAAGTTTCGTGGCGGTCGCAGCATTACCTGTAGTGTTTTGATTACCGGTAGCGTTGACTCCAGGCAAGTTGATATCTGCCGATCCATCAAATGCCACGCCCCCAATCTTACGTGCTGTCTTGATCTTGGTCGCAGTATCTGCGTTTCCGGTCAAATTACCAGTAACACTACCACCAACTTTTAGTCCATTACCGATGGACACCAACCCTGATCTTAAGTTTATAGAGAATGGTCTTAATGAACCGATGTCTCCATTTTCCCCCTCCCCTTCATTAGTCGGAATAAGATGAAGATGATCTTCGGAACGCCTAAAAATAAGGCCAAAGGCTTGGTTGAATATTCGAAGAGCATTTATCGTGCTGATTTTTAACTGCCCTCCCATTGTGTCGCCAGTTTTTTGAACTGAACTATCTTTAACAGTTTTAACTGCCTTTGGCGTTGCCGCCAGCTTTTCACTGGTGCTGTTTGTTGCACTGCTGAGCTGTACTATCCCCTTTTTCGTCGTGCTCGCATCCTCCAGCGCCACGGCGGATGCAATATCCTCTGCCCGTTTTGCTGCTGTCTCGGCGCGCGTTGCCGCGGATTCAGCAGCAACTTTGCTCTGAGATGCAGCCGTCGCACTGCCTGCCGCCTCTGATGCTTTCGTTGTTGCTGTCGTGGCACTACCTTTCGCTGCTGACGCTTGTCTGGTCGCCTCATCTTTTGAAGCAGACGCAGATGATGCCGATGACGCCGCTGAACTGGCTGACGATGCGGCTGCCGCCTTAGAGGAAGCAGCATTGTCTGCTGAAGTCTTTGCATTTGTTTCAGAGGTTTTTGCTGCAGAAGCAGACCTCGCTGCTGCAGTGGCTTGCTCAGTGGCTTTGCCAGCCTTCGTTGTGGCTGTTGAAGCGGATGATGCGGCGCTTTCTGCCGATTTTCCGGCGGCGGTGGCACTGGCTGAGGCCTGCCCGGCACTTGTTGACGCGGCACTGGCAGATAATGCAGCCGCTGTTTTTGAACCTGCCGCAGCTGAGGCGCTCTGTCCCGCTGCTGTTTCAGAAGACTTAGCGTTCGTCTCGGACGTTTTTGCCGCCTTCGCGGAATTTCCTGCCGCCGTTGCCGAGGAAGCTGCACTACTGGCACTTGATGATGCATTCGTTTCTGAAGATTTCGCTGCCTCTTTTGAGGTCGCCGCACCCCGTGCCGAGGTGGCAGCTTCTGACGCCTTCGTGGTCGCTGTGGATGCAGAAGTGGCTGCCGATTTTTGTGATGCTGCGGCATTCGTTTCTGACGTTTTCGCGGCACTGGCGCTGGTAGCTGCCGCGCTTTTTGATGACTCTGCAGCAGCAGCACTTTTTGCTGCTTCACGGGTCTTTGTCGATGCCGTTCCTGCGCTGGAAGACGCTGACTGAGCCGACGACGCGGCCTGTCCGGCTGACGTGCTGGCGGCACGTGCTGAGGCTGCAGCATCGGTTGCATGAGTTGCCGCCTCGCTGGCTGATGCACTGGCATCGCTGGCTGATTTTTTCGCGGCTGCCGTATTCTGTGCAACCGCGGAGGCGTTACGTGACACCTCTTCCACCATCTGCTCAAAGCGGCGCAGTGCCTCCGGTCGGACATCATCCTCCGTCATGGCACCGAGAAAATCATTCAGCGTACCTGATCTGGAACCTTCATAGACGGTAATGGTCCCGGCATGTGAAGGCGGAAAACCTTCAACCAGCAGGGTGACGCTGTACTGACCATGCTCAACATCCATGCTGTAACGTCCGGCTTCATCCGGATTTTCAGAGGCCACCGTGTTCACCACCACCGTGCTGCTGGTTCGTCTGGCCTTCAGCACAATGGTGCAGTTCTGTACTGGTTTTCCTGTGCCATCTTTAAGCACGCCAGAAATTTTTACTGTCATACTTTTCCACCAATAAAAAAAGCCCGCAGCAGTGACGCCACGGGCTTCAGGACAGTGTAACTTTACGTTTCCTCAAACGCAGTTCACCCCATAAGGTGGATGAACCTGCGTATCATAACAATATTTACAGAAGATAAATCGGCGTCTGTTGTCAGAAACGGTATCCGATACCAACAATAAATGCATCCGTTCGCCAGTCGCCACTACCGGAACCTTCATAAGCAAGGTCAATGGTCACGGATTCGGTCGGATTAAACTGCACGCCAGCCCCCCACGCCAGAGACGTGTTGCTGTGGCGACCGTCATCACTTCCGGTCAGCACATCGTGCGTTTTCCCCTTGTTGTCAGTTACGCGGAGATAATCCCCGGAGAAAGTCGACACACGGCTGTAAGCCACACCCACCATCGCATACGCGCTGAACCATTCATTCACGCGTACAGACGGCCCCGCCATCACGCTGAACCAGCGGTTACGCACGGAATCTTCATGCCAGCGGGTATCGCTGTAGCGCGTTTTTTGCTCATCCTCAGCATTGGCATAACTGAAGGACGTAATCAGCCCCAGCGCGTCCGTAAACTCATAACGGTATTTCACGTTAATCCCGTTCAGATCATCACTACCGGGAACGTTCGTCGAGGCATGGAGATACCCCGCGCTCAGCGTGGACTGATGTTCTGCTGCACTCGCTGGCGTAGCAGCGGCGACCTGCCAGACTACTGCGGACAAAATAACAGCACATAATTTACGCATAATTACCTCTCGCTTTTCTGCAATAAAAAAGGCGCCATTTCTGGCGCCCGTATCTGGGTTATAAAATTCAGCTAATCGTGATGCCTGCAGTGGCTTTCTTCATCACCACAACCAGCAAATCGCTGATACTTGCTGTGGGATACCAGTTATTTACCAGCCATGCTGACACCGAAAACTCCAGTGTCATGTGACCGTGACCGGCAGGCATATCAATAACACCACTGTAAATCAGCGTATTATCCAGCGCGGTACGGTTATAAATTTCAGCACCGTTTTTCCGCACTATCAGACGGCATGAGGAGTAAATATCAGTATGCTCTTTCTCATGTTTAGCGCCGCTGAATGCCACCGCCGGAATAACAATCTGCCGGTCAAACGGCTGATCGTCATAAACCCTGACGGTAATGGTTCCTGATGGCCACCGCTCCGGTGCACGGGAGTCCCGGGGGAAAGCTTTGCCCACTGTTTTAACGAGATCGCCTTCAATCTGGTTCGCGGACAATTTTCCCAGAACCCGACAGTTCTCGTTAATCGTGACGTTGTTGAGCGTCCCGGAGTTCGCATTCACGTTACCGCTGATATCGGCATTTTTCGCCGTCAGCCGCCCGTCCGGTGTCAGGGAAAATGCCGGAGGATTACCGCCGCTGGTAATGGTGGGAGCCGTCAGATATTTCAGGAACACTTCATTCATAAATATCTGATCGCCCTGACCAACAAACATCGGCTTTGTGTTGCCATTCGCAGGATTAATCATCGCAATCCTGTCTGCCGCCAGCAGCACCTGACTCTGCATTCCTGCTGGCGTATTCTCAATACCGGCACCGATACCCGCAATATAAAGGCGTCCGTCCTGCATCTGCTGCAGTTTCACGGCCCACATGCTGTTCAGGTTATTATTTGTATCAACCTGAACTTTCTGTATCTGCTGGATTGCCGCACTCTGATTTTCCAGTTTTTTATTGACGGTCTGCGTGATTTCATTGCTGACATTCGTAATGGACGTCCTGATTTCAGCCAGGTCCGGCGCAAGCTGACCGTTATCAATCTGCGTCCACAGCTCCTGGGCCAGATGTGTTTTCCCGATTTCTCCTTTGAAAAAATCCAGGTAACCTTCCGCATCATCGCTCGCCCGACCGACAGCCTCCACGAATGCCGATTTGCCAACAGTATTCACACTGCGGATATAAAAATAATAATCATGGCCCGGTTTGATATTGATACTGGCAGCTATCCAGTACAGCGCCGAGCCAAGATAGCGGGCTGCGGTTTCAACCTGCCTGATATCCGCAATCCGCTTTTCCGAGAACCAGAACTCAAACTGTACCGTCGGGTCATAAACGGCAAGATGCGGCGTGGCGGTTATCTGAAAATACCCCGGCGTCAGCTCAATGGTGGCGGGTTTTGCAGGCGCGTTAATCCGGAAGGTGGTGGTCGCAGGTTCGCCCTGCTGGCCGTAGCTGTTAATGGCCCGCACCGTCAGGGTGTATTCCCCGAGCGGCAGGCCGCTGAAACGGTGCTCCGTGTCTGCGGTGATAGCGGTGGTCACCAGTCTGGCATCCGTTCCCTTACCACTGGTCAGGCGCAGACTGAAGCGCACACCCTTCACCACCCGCGGCGTGTCCCATTTCGCCTGCGCCAGATACTGGCCGTCAGCTGCGCTCACCTCCACCGTCAGGTGCTGCACTGCCGGTGGGATGACGCTGTTCAGGGAACCTGACTGCGGCTCAAAGCGGGCACCGTTATCCACGATGGCTTCTTTTTCCGGTACGTGCTGCACCGCCGTGATGGCAAAGGTGCCGTCCGTGTTTTCCCGGACGGAGACACAGCGGAACAGGCGACGGCGCAGTGACGGCAGGGAGAGTCCCCACACCCCGTATGTCTCCACACCATCAGGCAGGGTACTGACCTGTATCCGGTCCGGCGCGGGGTGTTCGGTGATGTCCACACTCACTGGCTTACCGCTGCCGTTAATCAGGTTCACCGTGGCGGCACCGGTCTCCGGAAGTGTCACTTCACGGTCCAGCGTCAGGGTGCGGGTGGCAGCATCAATGGACAGGACACGTCCGCCGGTCAGGGTCCCGGCATAGTCGTTATCACAGATTTCAATGATGTCACCGGGTGTGTGCCGCAGCCCCTGAGACCCGAGCGTGAAATCCACCGTCTGCGTTTCCAGCAGTTCGGTCTTTATCACCCACAGTCCGGCACGGTGGGCCTGACCGCGGCTGGTACAGCCGAACGCGTCCATCTTCAGCAGGTTGCGTCCGTAGCGCAGTATGGCTTCCGGGTCTTCCACCAGTTCCGTGGAGGTCTGCCAGCCGTTCTGCGGGTCGGTGTAATTCACCTCCACCGCCGTGTGCCGGTCCTTCAGGGCACTGAAGCTGTAGCGGAATCCCACGCCGTTATCATCCACCACCACATCGCTGTTGGTGTACGGCCACACCACATCCGACGGGCGGTCCTGAACGAACGTCAGCGTCTGACCGTTCCATACCGGCATACAGCGCATCGCAGAGCAGAAATCACTGAGAACGTCCCACGCCTTACGCTGTTGTGCCAGGTACGCATTAAAGGTCATCCGCGGCTCGGTCCCCCCGAAACCATCCGGGACCGTCTGATCGCAGTACTGCCCGATGGCATACAGCGCCCACTTGTCCACATCCGCCGCCCCCAGACGTTTTCCCATGCCGTAGCGCGGGTGAGTCAGCATGTCCCACAGGCACCAGGCCGGGTTGTTGCTGTATGCCGGTTTCAGACTGCCGTCCCAGATACCACTGTACGTGCGTTTTTCCGGGTCATAGTTTGACGGCACCTGGATGATACGACCGCGGATATGGTAGTTCACCGTCATCTGCTGGCCGCCGAACTGCTCCGCATCCACCTGCAGCCCCACAATGGCCGTGTTCGGGTAGCACTGTTTCACATCGATGATTTCGGTGTATGACGACCACAGCGTCTTATTCTGCAGCTGGTCCGTGGTGCTGTCCGCCGTCTCCCTGACCATCCGGATGTTAAAGGGCCGGGGAGGCAGATTATCCAGAATCACCGAGGCCAGGAACTGTGAGGTGGTCTTGCCGTTAATGGTGACGTCCTTTTCTGTCACCCAGTTACCGTTACGCTGTAACTGAATCAGCAGGCGGACGGTTGCCGGGTTACGGTCACCCTTTGAGGTGGTCTCCACCAGTGACTGCACCCCGAAGGTAACCCGCAGGCGGTCAATGTTCGCGGACGTAATGGTGCGCGTCACCGGTTTTGCCTTCGTCACTTCCACGCCCAGTCCGGTTTCAGCTCCGGAGGACTCAAAGCCTTCCGGTGGTGTCTGCTCCTGCTCCCCGGCACGCCAGACTGCGGTCACACCGTGTATCACGGGATTACCGTCCGTGTCCGTCAGCGGGGTTTTGTTCACCAGAATACTCTGCAGTCCCTTCACCGGACCTTCTATCGGTCCCTCACCAATCGCATCAATCACACTCATCATCTGCGTGGATTTGAGATTATCCTTCGCCTCACGAGGCGTGTGTGCCTTACCGCCACCTTTTCCCATACAGCCTTCCCCTGAATAAATTAACCGCCACTTGCCATTCCGTACAGAAGTCGGATATCCTTCGCCCGAAAAGCATGAAACACATTTCTGCCATGCTAAAGAGAAACCCCGGTATCAGCAGATACCGGGGTTTTCTTTCATGCCCACCGATAATCCTGTTGGTTAAAACCGGTAATGGCATAAAAATTCTGAATATCTTCACATTTTCACACACTGACTGTGGCGCGTATAATTTCTCTGCGTTAATTTTTTTGTCGTGATATAAGAATAATTCCTTACACTTAATCTTCGTAACTCTCCCGCAGTTCCTGTCCGCGATCACTGCGGGATTTTTTTATTCTTTTTACCCCTGCCGCCCGATAACCACGACCTTTCCGCCCCCGCCTTCATCACGGGTGCTGATGTCCTGGGATATACGGCGGGAGCCAACCAGCATTTCCCCGTAAGGCACCGGCATCGGGTTCCCCTGGGCAATCATGTTATCCAGCGAGGAAAAGTACGTGTTCTGTCTGCCGTTATCCGTTGCGCGGTAATCCGGTGTTTTTGCCTTCGGGGCCAGCATCTGGGCCACTCCGCCCAGTATCATGCTGGCACCCAGTGAAAACAGCATCGTGGTGGCAGAAAAACCACCGGCACTCAGGGCTGTACCCCATAACGCCATCGAGCCTCCGGCCGTGAAGAAAGAGCCCACGATGGCTGCCGCCCCCAGCACAATCTGCAGTCCACCCTTTCCGGCCCCGGCCAGTCGCGGCACAATGTGGATGACCGTTCCCTCACCCAGCTGTTCGTGAAGACGGGCATACACCGCCTCCGGTGCCGTGTCATCACCGGCAATACGTATCTGGTACCAGCCTTCGTTCATCTGACGGCGAAAGCCCGGCATCTGCATCGACAGGGCGCGAATGGCTTCCGCTGCCGTGTTCACATACAGGCTGAGGCGGCGGCCAAATCGTTGCAAATCCCCGTGAAGGCAGATGCGTGCCAGTGGCGGTGACGCCAGACAGAATGCGTTCGTCGTTGCCATTTTTCGGAATACCTCTCCCGTTTACTCAGTTGTTCAGGCAGATGGTGAAGCAGCTCACCGTTGCCGCAGTAAATGGCGGCATGGTTCGGTACCGAAGCACCAAAGCAGCACAGCAGAATATCGCCCGCCTGTGCAGAGGACAGGGGCACCCGGTAAAAGCCGGTGACCGCCATATTGTCCAGGTAAAGGTTCTGACCGTTGCGCCACCAGTCATCCTCGCGATGAAAATCCGGCATTTCAGTCCCCGCCAGATGATAAGCATCCCGGAACAGCGTGTAACAGTCCGTCACCCCGTGCTCAAAGCGCCGTCCTGTCAGATGTGGCACACAGCGGAATTTGTGAATGTCACCCCGGCAGACCAGCCACCAGGGCAGGGCACTCTTTATCTGCAGCCGCCGGTCCGCCTCGCTCAGCCAGGGCAGACCACCGGGATGACTGTGGACCAGCGCCACAATCTCCCCCTGCATCTCTGCCCGCAGCCAGTCTTCCGGTGCGATACGAAAATACGCCTCCGGCTCCGCGGAAATATTCACACAAGGGATATACCGCTCCCCCTCCGGCGTGCTTATCACGAAGCCGCACGACTCCGCAGGCGCACACCGCCGGGCATGCGCCAGAATCGCTGATTCAGTCTGTGTCATAAACCGGGATTTACTGCGAAAGTTTATTAATGGAAAGGAAACCGCCAAAATTGCCGACATTCCTGCGCAGTTCACACCCGCGCATGCACTTGCTGCATCTGTCCTTACGGATATCCGTGGTGGGTTTATCGAACTCATCCGCCACAGCCCCGCCCGTGTAACCACACTCATCAGAGCGGTAGGTCCACATACAGGTGTTCGCCAGCATGATACGACCGGGAAACAGCGCCCCGTCCGTCTCGGTCGGTGTGGCCAGCACAAACGAGGCCGTCATGGCTGTCAGCTGCGACATCTGCTCCACCACCCAGCGGTCACTCAGCTCCTGCTCCGGGTCCGCCTCCGGATTGCCCGCAACGAAATTCACCGCATCCAGAAAACGGGCATACACCCGGCGGCGGACCACCGTGGCCCCCACCAGACTCTGCAGGTCTTCCGCCATCCCGGTGACCAGACCAAACAGATTGGACACCGTCAGCGATGGTCTGGCACTGCTGCCCTTCCCGTTCATCTCAAAGCCACTCCCCTCAATCGGGTACGCCTGATATTCACGCCCCTGCCAGGTCACCGGCTCCCCTTTTTCATTCAGCTCATTGCAGAAAAAATACCGCTCACCGCCCTGCACCGTCAGGTCGATTTCCCAGAGTACCACCCGCGGTGACTGCTCTGACTTAACCGACTCGTTCAGACTTTCTTCGTGAATATCCTGCATCAGTTCACCACCTGCTTAAACTCCGCGCTGAACTCAACGCGCAACATCCCGACCCGCGCAGACCACCCGGCACAGGTCACCTTTATCTGCCGGTATGCATAGGGTGGCTTCCACAAAAATGCCTTCCAGCCACCGTGCTCTGCCAGAAACGCTTCCAGATGCCGGGCCTCCTCCCGGGTCACGGAAAGCGTCACCCTGTATGTTTTCAGGTCAGCATTCAGCCCTGCCGCCATACGCTGTGAGTACCCGTCACCAAAACGCACTTCACGCACCGATGGCTGCGAGTTCACCTCCATATCCGGTTTCACTTTCCAGCGAAAGGTTTTCATCGCCTGCCTCCGGAAAATACGCCGCCATCACGCATCTGCGCCTGAATCTCATCCTGCGCACCTTTACGGGCCATCTCATACACCGCTTTCATCAGCTGCGGCCCGGCCTGTCCGTTGATACCGTCGTTCTGAATCACCACGCTGTTGTTCTGCTCAAACCGGATACCTTCCGCCCGCCGCATCTGCGCCGGACTTCCGGCACCGCCGACATAACCACCTTCCGCATACCCGCGCATCAGACGATACAGGTTGCCGACACCAATCCGGCTGGTTGCCTCCTTCGTGAAGACAAATTCACCACGGTGAACAATCCCCGCTGGCTCATATTTGCCGCCGGTTCCCGTAAATCCTCCGGTCGCAAAATGGAAGTTCGCCGCCGCAGCCTGAATGGCTGTACCGCCTGACGCGGATGCGCCACCACCAACAGCCCCGCCAATGGCGCTGCCGATACTTCCGACAATCCCCACCATTGCCTGCTTCAGAAAAATCTCTGTCAGCATGGAGAGCACGGAACGGGTGAAACCACGCCAGTTCTGCTCACTGCCGGTCAGCATCGCCGCCATATTCTGTGCAATACCGTCAAAGGTCTGCGTGGCCGCGTTTTTAACCTGCGAAAAACTGTCCGTCGCACTTTCCGCCCACTCGCCCCAGCCGGACTTCATCCCGGCCATCCAGCTTCCACGAAGCTGCTCCTCCGCAGACCAGGTGTTCTTCAGTGCCGATGTGGCCTTCGCCAGCGCAGCCGGATTATCACCGTACACCTCACGAAGGCGCTGCTCTTCCGACTCCCGCTGCGCCTGACGGTCAGTGAGGCCGCGGGCTTTTGCGCTGATTGCCGCCTGCTTCGCGCTCTGCTGCTGTTCAAACCGCGCCGCCTGCTGTGCCAGCTCATTCAGCCGCTTCTGGTGTTCTATCTTGTCGCCCAGCTCAGCCAGCTGGCGTTTGTACTCCAGCGTTTCTTTCTCATGGGCCAGCAGGGATTTTTCCTGCTCAGATAACTGCCGTTTCGTGGCGGCCTCTTTCAGGACCACATACTGATTTTCCGCTTCCCATAAATCCCGGCGCTGCTGGCTGATTTTCTCATTCACACCGCTGTGTTTTTCCAGCGTCCTGAGCTCGGTTTCAAGCGCCAGCATGGCTGCATGCGCCCGGTCTTCCTGGCGCTCACCGGCAGACACCTTCACACCTGACGGCTTTTTCAGCGTCGATTCATAATCCTTTTTTGCCGACGCCATCAGCGTGTTGTAATCCGCCTGCAGGATTTTTCCGTCTTTCAGGGCCTTATTCAGCTCTTTCTGACGGGCGGTATATTTATCCAGCGGCGTCTGCAGGCGCTCATACGCCTTCTGCGCCTCTCCGGTATACTTCAGCTGTGACGCCTCACGCTCAGCCCGGTCCCTTGCCGCCAGTTCACCGGCTTTTTCCATATCCGACTGCAGCGTGGCCGCTGCCAGACCCAGACGGGCATTTTCCCGGTCATCCCATGCCCCCTGAAGGTTCGCACGAAAAGAGGAGGTCTTTCCCCGGCGCTGGCTCCGGCTCTGGTACCACTGCCATTTTTTATCCGCCTCATCAAATGCCTTCTGCGCACTGGCGAGCATATCCGCTGAGGATTCCGGACGACCGATATCCAGAATGGCATCCCACATCGATTTGAATGCCTTCCCTGTTTTATCCGCCCAGGTCTCCAGTGTTCCCATGTTTTCTTTCAGGCGACGGGTCTGCTCATCAAAGCCTTTCGTGGCGATATCGTTCGCCGCCTGCAATGCCCCGGCCTCGTCTCCGGAACGCTGCAGCTGTGCAACATACGCAATCTGCTCTGCCGTCACGTTACGGAACTGGCGCGCCATCGCCATCAGTCCCGACGTCGGGTCAGTGGTCAGCTTCCCGAAGGCTTCAGCGACTTTATCCACCTCCACACCGGATGCAGACGCAAAACGCGCGACACTCTGGTTGATGGCATCAAACTGTTCACCACCACGCACACCGGCATTCACCAGGGCTGCCAGTGACTCTCTCGCCTGGTTAAACGTCAGCCCTGCTGCCTGCCCGGCTCTTGAGAGAGTCAGCATACGATCGGCAGTCAGTCCGGACTGATTACCGGAAAGAACCAGAGTTTTATTAAACGCTGAAAGCGTGGAATCTCCCTGGTACCAGGCGTACACCAGCGCACCTGTCGCCACCGCCAGCGAGGTGACCCCGACCATCGGCAGGGTGATCGCACCGGCAAGCCCCCTGAACATGGGGATCATCCCGCCGAAGGAGTCCTTCACCTGACCGCCCTGTTGCAGCAGGATGAGCCAGGGATTCTGACCACCGGCAAGCTGCGTGGCGATATCCGTAAACTGTGCGGGCAGGGTTCGCATGGCCGCTTTATACTGCCCGACGGAAATCCCGGCTTTTTGTGCAGCCAGCGCCTGGCGGCTCAGGCCCTGTTCAACAGCACTGGCGGTTTTTCTGGCGTCGGTATCCAGACCTGAAAAATGACGCCTTACCCGGCTCATCTGCTCATCGAAACGGACAGCATCCAGACTAAGGTCAATAACAAGATCACCAACCGGCTGGGACATATCTCACACCTCCCGGAATCCCCGCTGAAGCCATCATTAATGCGGCATCATCCACCATGACATCCGCCACATCCGCAGACGATAAAATATCGCGCCCTCCGTCCCCACCGAACCGGACGCCTCCGGCAAGTCCTGCCGCTTTCTGCATCAGCATTTTGTCCTCATCCGGCCTCTCCACCTGCTCTTCCTCATGCCGGGGGACAAGCAGACTGAAATCAGAGGGATGCATATCCGGATCGCAAAAAAACAGGCTGAGTACAGCGTACGTCAGCCCGGAAAAATGCATATCCAGCTGGGTATCCTGAAAATAATGCGTGCGGTAAAAACGGTGCCAGTCGGCATATTCGGTGGATGTCATCCCGGCAAGCATGGCGCGCCAGTCGGGTCTCCCCATCTCACGCGCCAGTCTGAGGGCAAAGTTCAGCTCGCCGTCGAAGACTTTCCCGCAGAAAAATCATCATCAGTCAGCGTGTTATTTTTCGCCACTTCAGTAATATCAGTATCCGGACGAACAGCTTCGATCATCCCGGACAGGCACAACACCACGTCTTCCGCCCGGGCAATGGCATCTGCAGGCCAGGTGGTGAGCACTTCCTGCTCTATCTTCATCACGGCCTCATTCATTGACGGTGACTGCGTTTTCTGTGGATGGTTATGCCACAGGGACATCGCCACCAGAAACGCGCCGGTTCTGACAAGATCTTCCACACTCACCTGCAGGTTGCCGCTGGCTTCAGCCTCTTCTGCCCGCCGTTTCAGGAGGGCAAGATGCTCAATACGCTGCAGCGCAGACAGCTCAGAAAGCGTGACGGATACACCGTTATATTCAAATTGTTCTGTTTTCAGGAACATCGCTTATCTCTCAGCTCTTTAGCCACCCGGCACATTATTAACGGTAATTTCAGCCACCGCAGCAAACTGACCATTACCGGAAATCACAGGGATGCTGACTTTTCCATCCTTAACCCCCGTCACAGTAATCGTCATATCTTTCACGCTAATGGTGGCTTTTGATGGATCGGCGGAAATCGCCCTGAATGTCTTATCCGTTGCATTTTCCGGTTCCACAGTAACGGTCAGGGTGGTTGTTTTCCCTTTTTCAACCGTACCTGTCGGCGTTACCTTAATCGCAGTGACCGGCGTAATTTTGCTGCGTTCTTCCGCTACAGAAGGTTTACCCACGTTAGTGACTTTCACCGTGCGGGTGATCACTTCTTTCGCCGTCACGGCCTTACCGATACTGCTGACCCAGCCACGAAACACATCCACCGTGCCATTCGGAAAACGGATTTTATAGGCCCGGACATCGCCGCTTTCAAACCAGCCTATAAGCCCTTTCTGGCCTTCCTCTCCCGGTTTCCAGGCCAGCGTAAAACTGGTATCACCTGCAGATTTCTGTCCCTGCCCGGTCGCGGTCCAGTCCGCGTCTTCATCATCCAGGTAGTTATCATCGTAGGGTTCAGCCGTCATCTCGCCCGGCGTCAGATCCTTCACCTTAGCCAGTCGCTGCCAGCCATCGTCTGACAACGGGTTTGCGTAAGCATCAGCCTTGCCGTTGTAAACCCACAGAGTGGTACCGGCACCTTTTACCGGCTCAAGGGGATTTGGTGTTGCCATATCGTCCTCACATCTCGTATGTAATGGAATAAGTCAGATCTGCAGAACTCCATAACGCCATATCGTCATCACGACGATACTCATAGCCCTGCGTAACCATCGTGGTAATCAGTCCTGCCAGTGCCGGGATCGCGGTCATCGCCGGGTAAATCCGGCTTTCCATCCACTGATCAAGCTCTGAATCCGGTACCTGTGCCGGTAAAAACACCTCAATATGCAGCGTGGCCCGCCAGGTATCTGCATCCAGCTCTTCACCGGTATACTCTGCATCCGTCAGATAAACCGCGATCGCAGGAAAATCCTCTTCGTCAAAAACAACGGGGCGACCATCAAACAGCGTCGCCCCGTGTTCATGCTGCTCGAGTGCATCCAGCACTGCGGCACGAATGTCAGTGTGTTTCATCGTTTTATCGCAATCCTCAGTTGTTGTTTCAGCGCGTATGCCAGTTCTTTAGGCAGGCGTTCACGCCGGATACGGTCAACATTCTCATCAAATGCCTGTTTCAGTGGGGCCGCCATCGGGATTTTCACCACCTGAATGGGAAGGCGATTACGCTTTTTCCTTCCCTTGTCGTCATTGCCCTCCTCATATCTGGCCTGAGGAAGACGTTGCATAACATGCCAGCGCCCATTATTTAATCGCTGGATAAATGCCCGCTGATAACGATGCTGACCGGCTTTGAGTATGCTGTCCGGACGACGCCCCAGCATTCTGATCCCCAGCTTAATCACAGGGAGATCACCGCGGTTAACGATAATTTTTGCATTCGGATTTCTGACCGTGGCCCGTTTCAGTCTGGACCGTTCCTTAACCAGTTTCCGGCGTACCTTTGTCTCCCGGGCAACCTGTGATGAAGACTGATTAATCGCCGTTGTGGCCACGCGGTTAATCGTCATTGCTGAAGCCGCCGGAATGGCGTTTTTACGAACCCGGCTCAGATTATCAATCGCCTGATCAAGCCCTTTTATCGCCATAATTTCACCCTGCGTTTATCGTCGCCGGTTAACAGCGGGTGGTTGCCCACGGTTGAGCCAGAGATAACAGCTTCCCCCGTCATCCGGAGAAACACGATCCACCCAGAACATCTCGCCGTTAATGGTCAGCGTGTCACCACGCCGCACGGCACGCACCGTATCCGTCCGCACAAATAATGACGGGCTGCTTCCTTCAATACGGACCCCGCCACCGGCAAAACCCAGCGACTCCGGATCGTCAAAAACCCCCTGAACTTCGCCGCCACGTTGTGCTCCGGAGGTGAACTGCGCACGGATCCCCATCACTTCAACGATCGTACTGTCCACCCCGGCGAGGGCAGCATCAAAGGCATTCTGAAAATCACGCATGCTCAGCCGTTCCGTGCTGTATCATGGCCGTTGCCAGTGATGATGGCACCAGAACACGCATACCCCGTAACGCCAGCTCAACGGGACGACCTGTCTCCGGGCAATACCCCATTACTTGCAGGCACTTCCGTACCCGGACGGCTTTAACATCATCCGGAGCATCCGTGTTGTTCAACTGCTCACCATCGTCTGTGTGATTTTGATCAGCCCCGCTCTCATCAGAGTGCATAATGCCCTCCGGGGAAACAGCAAGCTCCTCTTCCCACTCAGACACACGTTGAGCAATATCCGCAGCACTCCCCGACATATCCGCCTCGCGCCCCAGCAGGCCAGCCAGTTGACGAAGACGATTCAGATTTTCTTCTTTTGTTGCCATCTCAGCCTCCTGTGAAAAAAGACACGGGGGCATTTCGCCCCCGCTCACGGATTATTTCACCTGTACCACCACAAACTCATCCGGATCCGGCAGCACCATCAGCGGTGCGGACTGCGTCATGGTGAATTCACGGGCCGGATCGCCCACGGTCAGCCAGTGTTTCGGGTAACGGGAAGAGGCCACCACACCTTCGGACAACGCCTGCGCATCCTGAATGGCACCATAGCAACGAATGCCCTCTGCTGCCGTATTCCCCAGGACCAGTGTGCCCTCCGGCAGATAACGTTTTTCGGTACCGTCTTCTGCCACATAAGACGTTTTCGCCACCACAATGGCCAGATCGCCGTAATACCCCTTGAAGGACACCACCGCCCCCAGGTCTTTCACTGCCGTTTCGAGTTGTGAATTTGAGCCGCGACGGGTATCCAGTTTTTCGCGGAACAGCTTAAAGCCATTCAGCAGACGCCAGACCGTACCGTCCATAATGGCGATATTCACAAGGCCGCTGGCCTGATCGCAGTAGAGGTCAATATCATGCGTCGGATCAAACGTATCACGGTCCTGCTCAGACCATTTTTTACCGTCAGCCTGCTCAATGTTATTTCCTTCAGAGCGCCCGAAATCCACCTCGACAGTATCAAACTGATCCCCTTCCATGGTGTATTTGCCATACAGCACGGCATTCACCGCCTGCATTTCTTCCACCTGGACAATGGCGTGCTCTTCCTGTTTGAGGTTATCGGTAATGATACGCAGACGACGGTAGGCCGGGTCGTTCAGCTGAGCCGGATCTTCACCAGGAAGGCGCTCAACCGCCTGCTGGTAATTAAATTCGTGTTTGGGCTTGACGTAGCCCGGACGTAACACGCGGGTTTCACCACCGCGATGGCGAAGCACTTTTCCTTCAACGATCGGGGAGACATAGGCCGCCACCGGCGTTTTTCCGGTAATTTTGTCCAGCATCACCTCTTCGGTGTGGAAATTCACCGTACGGCGGAAAAACAGCTCCAGAAACAGCGCACGGAATTTAACTTTTTGTTCGGTATAACCGAGTAACTGGCGGGTCGTAAACAATCCCATAAATCAGTTCCTTTCATTAAGAAATCAGTCAGGCCAACGCGGTGGCCTGATAACGTGTTACGGCAGCGCCGCGTGACTCAGGGCACTGCCGGTAAAGGCGTTGGCCTTTTTGTGTTCATCCACACTTTCAGGCCAGCGGATTGCCTCCGTCGCAAAGGTCCCCGACTTGTAATAGGTCAGCACCGCCTCTGTGCCTTCAAGCGGCAGTACCAGTATGCCAACCGCACTACCGGCTTTCTGTCCGTCCCAGACCACCAGTTTCCCGGTGGCCCCATCCAGCATCAGGGGTGTCAGTGCCGGTGTTGCCGAGGAAATCCCGCTGCTGCCTGTGGCGGTGTGAGCCGGATCATTACCGGCAAAAATACGTACTTCCGCACGCTGTTCAGTGATGGTTTTCGTCACCATATTGTAAAAACCTCGTATTGATGTTCAGCACTGACTTCATGGCATGGCCATGAGCATTTTCACGTCCGCATCACCGTCTTCTGACGCCTGTGACACGCCCCCCTGGACCGCAGCCGGTGAATGGTTCGCCATGAAATGTTCAAACAGGGCGGTTGTGGATGCAGAGACCGGTTCTGCCTTACCTGATCCCGCAGCCAGCACAGCCCGGGCGCTCTCCAC